CCGCTACCAGCAAGTGCAAAACTATCCCCACTACTGTAATTAACGGTAGCAGTAGGTGTTGCCCTCATTTTTCCGTCTGGATATTGAATAAAAGTGTAGGCGTGTGATGTGTTGTAACAGTGCAGTGTCACGCCCTGCATATTATCGTAGAATTGATAATAACGCTGACACCTACGCAACTCATCGCCATAGCTTGTGTGTTCAAACGGTGTGGCCTGTGTTCCTGTTTCGAGTTGAGCCATAGCAACATAATAGGTTCTGCCATCCACAAGTGCGTTTATAATGTAATTTGCGGCGGCTTCTGAAAATGTCTGTGCAGGATACTGAACCTCGAACCGTTGCCAGTCAGTTGTTATATTAACTGAAGTTCCGTCTTGTACCGTTGAGCTTATGCCGTAGTCATAAAGTTGACCAATTTCTGCTGTTGTTGTCGCATCTGCTTTTGCATAAACAGAAAGAACAGTAGGTTTATCGTAGACGTTATAATCCTCAATCATTGTAAAAATACCACGACCACCATGATAAACGCCTGATGATGGGTCAATTTGCACAACGTCTACTGTGCGTCCATCTACTGTGTCGCTGGTTTTTCTGTAACGTCCTTTGTTGGTTTGGAATCTGTCTACAGTTCTGTACCCCCACGAAGTGTTAGTAGATTCGTTATCGGTGCTTCTTTGCCAGCACTGAAACCCACCATTGATGATGAGATTCCGATGTCCGTGAACAGCGGTGTCGGCGATACTGTTGTTGCTGATTACACTAATAGGCATTAGGTGATCTCCAGAATTGACATTGTTACGTCCGCGCCGCTTGCCTGACTTGCCGTAACCTTCAGCACATCTGATGCGTTCATAACAATTTTTTGATCACCTCCAACTGCAACGAGTGAAGATCCAACAGGGACGATTGCGTCCTTTACAATGTACACATTGTCGCCATCATTGTTTTCTAACTGCACATCCACCGTGATTGTAGATGTCAGGATGTTCGCCACATTGAGGCCGATGATGGTTGTTTCTGTGGAAGCTGGGCAGGTGTAGATTGTAGCCGGACTCGTACCTACCGCTGTGTCTGTGACTGTCTTAAACGAGTTCGCCATGTCTTTATCCTAACGCAATTGCAAAAGCCAGCGCTTGCGGGTCCTGTTCCGTAAAGTTTACAGCAGTGCCGCTGGCATCATTATATATCATCTTCTCTGCTGGCATAGTACAGAATACCGTGCGTGTACCTGCACCCCAGCTAATCTTACCATCACCAAATGTAAGCGCGGTGTCATCCGCGAGTGTAACAGCCGTATCCAATACCAAGTTGTTCTGATCCGTGACAGTAGATACCGTTACAACACCAGATATGCCTGTGCCTCTTACACGCATACCAACAGCAATCGTACCGTTGTTACCGTCCACCGCCACACCCGTAGCTGCCGTTGTGGCACCATTGACATCAGCGGTAGCTGTAGCGCCACTGCTCTCAAATATTGTATCGCGTGACAGGGTTGTACCAGAAGCGGTGTATGTACCTATGCCAACCTCAAAGTCCGTGCCGTCTGTGCATGAATAGTAAGTGGTGTTGCCATCACCTATTTCAGCAAACGAATCAAATCCAGCAAAGGCACCAGCAAGTGTTAACGTGCCAGTGCCTGTTGTGGTTGTCGTTTCTTTTACACGGTCCTTGATTACTAGGGCCATTACTTCAACTCAATGCTTAAATTACCCGCGTTGATACGGAAGATATCGCCAGCGGCAACAGACTTACTTGCGTCTAGTGCGCCAACAAACAGAATATCTGTACCGTCAAATGTTAGTACAGCGTTATCAGATAATGTCACGCTAGTATCTAACACAATGTTGTTTTGGTCAGTTACTGTCTGAACTCTTACAACACCACTTGTAGCACCCGTAATACCCGTGCCAGTAACAATGTCGCCAACTGCAATCGTGCCGTCATTACCATCAACAGCCACATTAGCAGAAGATGTAACCGCACCATTTACGTTTGCATGAGCGATCTGACCGTCAGCAACAAAGGCATGAGTTACCGTGTAGCTAGCGGCTGTACCCGCTGCGGCAGGAAACTCAATGTTGTTGTCGTTAATAATACGCTGTGCGTCAGAAATAACTGTATCCGCCGCTGAGTGTGCGTAATCTGTTGTGCTTGAAGCGCCGCGTGTACAGCCTGTTAGAGTGTTAGTGCCGTCAAATGTTAAAGCCACATCGTCAGAGACTGTAATCGCAGTATCTACTACAAGGTTGTTTTGGTCGGTCACTGTTGTCACATAAACTGTGCCTGTAATGCCTGTACCTGTAACCTTCATACCAACTGCAATCGTGCCAGAGTTGCCATCCACAACCAGTGCGGTAGATGAAGACAAAGCGCCGTTTACGTCCGCTGTAGCGGTGCTACCCTTACCTGTGTAGGTAATAATTTCGTCATCAATCGTAACTGTACCTGCTGTTGGAAACGCTTCTGCGTCAGCCACATGAAGCTCTGTAGCTCCTTGTGCGGCGGCTAGGCCGAGAGTAGAAACTGACTGCTTCCAGTTTGCTGCGGTTACTTGTTGACGTGTATAGTCGGCATCGTCTGTGTCAATCTGAACTTCTGTCAGGTTGCCTTTTTCAGCGTTGCCGACTGCGGTTGCTAACCCAACATATAAATTGTTTCCGGGCGTAGCAAAAGAAAGAGAGTTATTCTTAAATATAAAATCAAGAACCCTTCTTTCTAAATAGGTGGTTGCTGCGTTTGATGTTGCCATCGTATTTTACTCCTAGTTAAGTGCGTGGCCTATCAGGTAGACCTCTCCTGTAGGCATCGCTATTCTCTCTAGCTTCAGCCAAATCCTTCAACCGTTGTATTTCCTGTGCGAACCGCTGCTCATATAACTGCATCATATCCGCTTCGCCTTTCATGTAAGTATACGCTTCCACTAAGGAACCGTAAAGTAACACGTTTGGCGCATTATCACTAAGCCAACTCTTTTCGGAGTCTGCCCCGGCAGTGATGCTGGCTGGGCGATAATAGTAATGCAGTTCAACATCATACGCTATATTTGGTGTTGGCCCCAAAATGAAATTATCTACATCATAAATACCATAGTATTCTGGTCTGGCTGTGGAGCCATAATCTATGTCGTACTGTTGTATAAAGTTTACGTCTTTAAAGTCTAAAAACTGCTTGTGGTTTGCAGTGGTGATTTGTAAAGAAAACGGGGCAAGATAATCAAGTGGAACATTAAGATATGGATCACCCACTGTTAACTGTGACACTGCGTTCTTGCGGAATAATTCAAGATCCACAAGCGTGAATACACGATCCTCTGCGCTGCGTATGAACACAGGCAGATTGTTCACGAAAGATGTCTCCGTGTTCTCAGTAAAGTCCTGAATAGCTGTCTTCAGTTCGCCGTATGTAAAGCTCATTTATACCACCAAAGTTACAGGGCCAACCGTAGCGGCTCCGCCACCGCCCCGTGTATCTCCTACCGTGGCAGTGTCTGTCACAGTAATAGTGTAAGTATTAACATCAACTACGGTAATTGTATAGCCAGCAGCAGCCTCTAACGTAGCTTCTGCAATACCGTCAAACGCCTCTGCGGCTCTAAAACGAACTGTGTCACCAGTTGTTCTGCCGTGTGCAGGCTCTATTACAGTGACTGTAGACGAACCTAATGCACCTGTAAGAAACGGATTCAGTGGCAACAACCGCTCAACCGCGTTCTCGGTGCGTTGATCTGGACGTGGCTGATGCAGTGCCTGTGGATCTGGCCCCGGACGTATCGGCTCTAGCTGCGGGTGCTTTGGCTCGTACTCATCCGGGCCGACCTTTGCACCATTCCACTCAGTAACCATCTCAGCCAGACGATACCGAAAGCCTGACCTATCTGAATAACCCCAAGCTTTTTTACCTGAAGCATACCGCGCCATTAGTTAACTCTCAGATACTGAATATTTGGCTGTAGTTTTAAAGACACCCGATCTTCATCCTCATCAGCCGCCCGTTGGAACTCTTCTTCATACACAGACTTCAATAGCTGAACCCGCTCTGGGGCCTTCTTCATAGAAAGATAGTACGCTAGCCCAGCAACCATACAAGGGTAAAACCGGAAGGGTACGTCGTTGGTGTTGGCTAGTGTGTCAGCGTCTTCAATACGAGACACATAATAGTAAACCAGTGTGTCGGTTGAATTTTCTGGTGTGGCCCACAGTGTTATCTCAGGGATAATCTTGCGGTTGTAATAATACTGACTAGGACGACCTTGTGTTGTTTTGTTAGGCAGCGCCAAGTATTCTGCCCGAGACATGCGGCTCAACTCATAGTCAACTCCGCTACGACGGAGCACTACTTCCAGCAAGTCTGTATAGTCATCCGCAAAAGCGTAGGTAGCCGTGCCCTGTGTCAAGGCTTGTGTTTCCTGCTTTACTGTCCACAAGTTAAGACCACGGTTTGCCCACTCAGCAAACATTAAGTTAAGAGACCGACGCGCTGTTTTAGCATCGTAGCCCGTGCGTAATTCAAGACCACACCGCTCGTATGCCTCTTCGATAATCTCAGCTACATCTAGCTCGAAGTCGTATGATCCTGAAGTTGCCATTTATTTTTTCCTGTGTGTGCCGCCGTAACCTTTTTTGATTACGCCTTTACCCATTAAGATATCTTTTTGTGTAACCTTGCCGTCACCGCTTAAATCAGGGAAGTTACCACCACCCATCTTAAACCGTGTGCGGCTTGGGCCTTTGCTGTTACGGGTGGGCATAGACATAGCGCCGCCCATAGCTTTACGAGGAGAACAGTTGGACATTATTTTTTCCTTCTCTTTAGTGACTTAACGCGACGCGGCTTACCTGCTGGCTGACCAAGACGCTTCTTCTGTGATATTCTACTACGTTTTTCTGCGGCTGTCATTTCTCCCGAGGTTTTGGGAGTTTTAGAACTGACACGTTTGGTGGGGCGACAATATGGAGTACCCCGTTTTTCACCCTTGCGACGCCCACACGGCTTCCCCGTGCGTACATCTTTCCATTCTTCTTTGAACCACCGCTTGAGTGACGCACCTTTTTTGGTCTTTCTTACTGCCATATTAATATCCTGCGGCCCACGCTACAGACACCATTAGAAACGCAAACAATGCTACAGCAACTAGAATAACACCCCCGATTATTAAAGTAGTCTTTATGGCTTCTTCCAACTCTTGTTGCTTTAACCTTTGTTCTCTTCTAGCCTGCGCGGCCTGTTCCTTTGCTTCCTGTATTCGTCTGGCTCGTTCATCTACAATACTTTGCCAAGTCCCCGGTCCAAAGCGCATATCGACCAGTGTACGCATTTCGTTTATCTTTTCTTGCGCTAACCTAGCATCTATAACTTCTTGCGCGACCTTGTTAATACCGAACTGATCGCCTATCCCCGCACCTGACTTCTTGGCTCGTTGTTCTTGTACCTGTTTCTCACCAGTTAGTAGATTGTCTATCTGACCAGCTATCTGGCCTATGTCCTGCGCGGTGGATATATTTTCTTTGATAAATTTGACAGACTGCTGTACTAGAGCAATTCCGGTCAGCACTTCTGCCACTACCATTTTTTATCTCCCTATCGTGGCGTCAGTTTTATGTCGCCGCTATCAATATATCGTGGTTGTGCGGTACTTGTATGTTCCGCCTTTGGCTTTTTTCTTTGCTTTGTTTCCCCAGTTAGCCGCGCCGACTTTTCTACATTTCGCGATTGCCCCGCTTGCATACGCTGACGGGAAGACCTTATAACGGCGTTTAACCTTGTGGTAACATGCATCTTTAGCCATTCCTTCTTTTCCTTTTTCCTGCACAGTATGCTCGTTCACTAAAGCCGCGTGGACGTTTGCAGTTTACTTTAGCCTTTCGAGCCTTACTCCATTTTTTCTTTTGTGGCGGCTTGGACACCTGCTGTCTCATTGACCCACGCGATATCGCCATCTCTGCTCTCCAAAAAATCATCCCACAAGACTGTTAACATCTTGTGGTTTTCACTAACCTTTTGATTTATCACAGCCGTTTCTGTCTTTAGATCCATGATAGACATTGCGATCCAAGCCACAAAACCAAGTATAGCCGTAACAAATATATTTAACATTTCCATCTCCGCCGCGCCGCGCAAATACGTTTCTTAGGTGTTTTCTTACAGTTGATGTTGTGCATCTTCATCTGGCCCTTTGAACGGCTACAGTATGAAGCGCGACGCTTGGCAGCTTTCGACCCCTTCTTTACTTTACCAGTAACAGCGGTCTTGAGCTTCGATCCGGGGTTGGCACGGCGATATGCAGCCACACCAGCCTTGGTCATTCCCGCCCCGGACTCAGTGGAACGAAAATTTTTCTTATTACGTTTGGGCATTTTTGCAGGCTTTCTAGCCATCACCTACCCCCTAGTTGTATAAACACAGTTATAGATGTGTTAGCTGGCAACGAGGCATACAGGCCATTTTCAAATATAATCCCGTCTCCGGGTATCTCAAATGCTAGCGCACCCGCCACTGTCTCATCTACTTCCATAATAACAGGGCCGGAAGCCGCTGAAGCGTTGTCGTAAATAAGAATATCCCCGGTTGCACCAGTTTTATGGTTAGTTATAAAACCCTTCAAGCGTCCTCTACAGTCAGCTAGACTACCTGACGCATGAATATGAACCGAGGTTACCTCGTTACCAGCCATTTTTCTATGCCAAGAAGACCGTCAGTTCCGCACCAGTTCCTGAGATAGCACTTACATATGCACCGCTTTCTGCGATAACACCGTCGCCCGGAATGTTCAAAACATTCTGACCAGAAGGAAACTTCTGTGTCAAAAGAGTAGAACCGCCGTTGCCGTCGGTAATTGTAAATGCGCCAGCACCTGTTGCGTACATAACAATCTGCTTAATGCGTGAGCGACCCGGACCTACAGCCCCGGTGCTCGTAACATTGTAGGCTTTTACTGGACCAGCCATTTAAGCCCCCTTACGCGCTAGCAGTTGCGCCAGTGTCTACACGAATCCAGTTTGAACCGTCAGAAAACACAAGGTTGCCGGAACCACCACCAGCGGTTTCAGAAGCTTTCAAAGCATCTGATACATAGTAGATGTAGCCTTCGTTGGCTGCGGCAGCAGTTGGAAGATTTGCAAATTCAATTGGGTTAGCCCAGAAAGCGGTGTCCACTTTCACTGGACCTGAAAAGGTAGTACGAGCCATTTTAATCTCCTGTCGTGGCTAGTGTCAGCCGCACCATGCGACTGTCAGGGATAAGTCATTATACATAAAAAAAGGGCGACTGGATAGCCGCCCTTTTACTTTATTATGCCTACAATTATGCACCCGGTGAACCGAATACACAACGTGGGTCTGAGAAGCCG